GTTTGTTTATCAATATTTTTTAAACAAAAGAAATGTTGCAAGATTTTTATTTGATCAAAAATACATTTCACCCTTTACAGAATATTATGGTGTATGGAATGATGAACAAGTGCCTAATACATATTCACATTATAGTGATATTGCAATGGAGACATTACTTCAGCAAGTTAAACCTGTTATGGAAAAACATACAGGTATAAAATTAAGTGAGACATATTCTTACGCAAGGATTTATAAAGAAGGTGATGTCCTAGCTCGTCACAAAGATAGATACTCTTGTGAAATATCTACAACATTAAATTTAGGTGGAGATAAATGGCCCATTTATTTAGACCCAACAGGTAAACAAGGTCAAGCAGGAGTTAAAGTGGACCTTGAACCAGGAGATATGTTAATTTATTCTGGGTGTGATCTAGAGCATTGGCGTGAAGAATTTAAAGGTAAGAACTGTGGACAAGTATTTCTACATTATAACAAATCTAGTTCTAAAACAGCTAAAGAAAATTACTTAGATAAAAGACCTATCTTAGGCGCACCTGCTTGGTTTAAAGGTGTTAAGTTGACAAAGATTAAAAAATAGCTTACACTGTAAGCTTGTAGGGGGAGGACCCACCACGAAATCCCCTTACTTTAAAATCTGTTGAATTTATCAACAATCTGATATACTACCTAATAAACAGGTTTTTATATGCTACAAAAATTAGGCTTTGCTCCAGGATTTAATAAACAAGTAACCGAAACCGGTGCTGAAGGGCAGTGGTTTGATGGTGACAATGTACGTTTTAGATATGGTTCCCCAGAAAAAATAGGCGGTTGGCAACAATTAGGTGATGATAAATTAACCGGAGCCGGAAGAGCTATCCATCATTGGGATGATAATGCAGGTATTAAATATGCTGCAATAGGAACTAACAGAATTTTATATGTTTATTCAGGAGGGGTATATTATGATATCCATCCAATTAGAGTAACCTTAACAGGTGCTAATTTTACTAGTGTAGCAAGTCAACCAACTGTAACTATTACAACTAGTGGTGACCATGGTTTAATAGAGAATGATATTGTAATGTTTGATAGTGTTTCTGGATTAAGTGGATCTACTTTTAGTGATGCCACTTTTGAAGATAATAAATTCATGGTAACATCCGTACCTTCTAATACAACATTTACAATTACAATGGCTACTAATGAAGCCGGCACTCCTTTAAGCACTGCAGGATCTGCCTCTATACTTTGTTATTATACGGTTGGACCTTCTCAACAACTTGGGGGATATGGTTTTGGAACAGGATTATTTGGTGGTGTTACATTAGGGCCTGCAACTACTACCTTGCAAACAGCTTTAACAGATACTATAGGAACAACTATAGTTTTAAATAGTAGCTCAGCGTTTCCGGCTTCAGGGACCATACAAATTGATAGTGAGTTTATTACCTACACAAACAATGACACAACTACAAATACTTTAACCGGTGGTGCTAGAGGGGTTGACGGGACTACCGCTGCAACTCATACTGCTGGAACTACAATTACTAATGTAACAGGGTACGCTGGATGGGGAGACCCTTCTTCTACTGACTTTACTATTGATCCTGGTCTATGGGTTCTTGATAATTTTGGTACAAAATTAATTGCATTAATTTATAATGGAAAATGTTTTGAATGGGATGCATCAGCTACAAATGCAGTCACGATTAGAGCAACCGTTCTTGCTAATGCGCCAACAGCATCACGTCATGTATTAGTATCAACTCCAGACAGGCACTTAGTATTCTTTGGAACTGAATCTACTGTTGGGGATCCTACTACTCAAGATGATATGTTTATAAGATTCTCTGATCAGGAAAGTATTAATCAAGCCGATTCTTATACAGTTAAAGCTGAAAATACAGCAGGTACTCAAAGACTTGCTGATGGATCAAAAATTATGGGAGCTATTAAAGGTAGGGATGCTATTTATGTTTGGACCGATACTGCATTATTTTTAATGCAATTCGTAGGTCAGCCCTTTACTTTCTCTTTTCAACAAGTTGGAACTAACTGTGGGTTGTTTGGTAAAAATGCTTGTATTGAAGTGGATGGTTCTTCTTATTGGATGTCTGAAAACGGATTCTTTACTTATGATGGTCAATTAAAATCTATGCCTTGTCTAGTAGAAGATTATGTTTATGACAGTATTAATGATACTTCTCGTGACCTAATCAACTGTGGATTAAATAATTTATTTGGTGAAATAAATTGGTCGTATTGTAGTGGTGCCTCGGATGTTGTGGATAGAGTTGTGACTTATAATTATCTAGACTCATCAGCTGAACGTCCTATATGGACCACAGCTAGAATGAATACGGTAAGTGGTAAAAAAGTTGGGGTGCCGAGAACGGCTTGGCAAGATTCAGCTGTATTTAATAAACCCCATGCAACTTTTTATGATCCTGATGATAATGCCTCAACAGATGTAACTGGTAATACAGATGGTATTACTATATACTATAACCAGGAAACAGGGACCGATCAAGTTGACGCCGGTGGTGTTGTTACACCTATAAAAGCAAATATATTATCGGGTGATTTTGATATTACCCAAAAAAGAAGTAACACAGGTCAAACCGTTGGTACACCTGATCTTAGAGGAGACGGTGAATACGTTATGAGAATAAGTAGATTTATACCAGATTTTATAAACCAAACAGGAGACACTCAAGTTAGTTTTACAACTAGAATGTATCCAAACAGCACACCGATCACTACAGATTTTGCAATCGATGCAACTACTACTTTTAAAAGTGCTAGAGTTAGAGCTAGATCAGTTGCATTAAAAGTTTCTAACACAGGGACTAATCAAGATTGGAAGCTCGGTACCTTTAGATTAGATATTGCACCAGGAGGAATGAGATAATGGTAGCGTTTTATAATGCAGCAGACCAAGAACTCTATAAAAAATATAAATTTCTTCCTCAAGAAAAATATAGACTAGGTCTTACTCTTCCAACAGATCCAGAACCTGTAGCACCGGTACCCGGTGGAATAACAAATACAAATGCTTTTACTGGTAGTGGGGGAGATAATTTCAGTGTTTACAATCCAGATCCAAATTCAATAAGTAACAGAGATTACAATCCTAGACCCTATTATGATGCAACCTATGAAGATACTTTTGGTACTAATCTAGGTGACCCAGAAGCTCTTACCGCAACAGGAGCTAGATTTGCAGAACCTAATACAAAAATGAGTGGTATTTTAAATATGATTCCGGGAGCAGGGATTGCAAGATTTTTAGGAAATCAAATAGGTCCTTATATCCCACCTAACAGAAGAGCAATATTAGAAAATCAATTATCGGGTCAAGGTATAATGGTTAACGACATTGGACAGATTGTTCAAGGACAAGGTGCTTATGATACAGCAGCTAATGTTATGGCAGGATATAATGCTAATAAATTAACTGCAGAAAGTTTTGATAAAAGAATTGCAATGGCAAAAGAAAAAATGTCTGATAAAAATAAAGGGGCAAGAATAGCAGCTCTTGAAGCAGCTAAAGCAGATTTATTAAATGCACAAGGTAAAACAGATACGATTTACGATTTTGAAGAAGACGAAAAAGAAAAAAATAAAAAGAATACTGTTATAAATAGATTTCTTACTAAGAAAAAAGAAACTAAAGCTGCTAAAGCTGCTGCAGATGCTCAGGCTGCTGCAGATGCTCAGGCTGCTGCGGCTGCAACTGGTGGTGGTAGTTACGATGCACCAGGAGGTGTAACAAGTTCAAATTATAATCAAGCAGCTAATATAGCTGGTGGTGGTGGTGGTAACACCGCTACAAACGCTCAAGGACAAACTGCTAGAGAAGCAACATACGATGGTAATAAAAATACAGGGACAGCTCAAGGATACTCACAACATTATGCAAGAGGCGGTAGAGCCGGATACTTTTTTGGTGGTAGAGTAAATTATAAAAAAGGTGGTAGAGTTAGCTTTAAAAACGGAGGCTTAGCAGGTTTATTATAATGGCAAAAATTGTACAATCATTAACTAGAGCATCAAAAGAATATGAACAAAGAACATTCCAATCGTTAGTCAGGGATCTGGACTCAGTGATTACAAAATTAAACACTTCTTTTCAGGAAGAAGTAAAACAGGAGATAGAAGCTAAAAGTTTCTTCATGGAATAATGGCAGTAGTAAATCAATATAAATTTATAGGAATAGATAACAACACTACGGGAAGTGCTTTAGATGTTTTTCCAGCAAGTACTCCAGGTGTTAATGAGACTATAATTATTAAATCAATTTTAGTTACATCTGCAGGTACCCCAGTTGTTACTGTTACAAACAATAGTATTACAGCTATCAAATCTGTACCATTAACAGCTAATCAAACAAAAGAATTATTAACTCAACCGTTGATCGTAGAAGGTGGCTCAGGATTTACAATACAATCAAGCACTTCAGACTCGTTTGATTATGCAATAAGTTATTTAAACATCAAAAAAGAAAGGGTAGACTAATGGAAATAAAACAAGCAAAAGTAGAGACAACTTATAGACACATTGAGACTGGTGAGCTTTTTAAAGAGAGAAAAGACTGGGAAGCTAAGGGTTTCAAGCAGGAGGAAATGGCACAGGACGTGAAAGTTATAATGCCAGCTCTTGATTTGTTTAGTAAAACAAAGTAAAACGTATAGACTAAGGATAAAATTATGCCAATTTCAAATATGCAACAACCAAGACAGATGTACGAATACGGTGGACTAAGTGCCCCTAGACAGAACTACGGTTTAGGTAGCTTTGTAAAGAAAGCTGTACGTGGTGTTAAGAAAATTGCTAAAAGTCCATTAGGTAAAGCTGCTTTGATAGGTGGCGGAATGTATGGATTGAATAAATTTGGTTTAGGGTCAGGTAGTTTTGGTAAAGGTTTTCTTACAGGTGATAAAGCAGGTTTGTTTACTCGTATAAAAAGTGGTGATGGTTTTCTAGGTAATGTTGGTAATATGTTTAGACAAGATGGAAAAGCTGGAAATCCTTTAAGTTACGGTAGACTTGGTTTAGGTGCTTTAGGTCTAGCAAGTGTAGCCCCTCTATTTATGGGTGGTGGTGATGACGAAGTTGAAGAATCTGTTGAACAAATAGATCCACGTTATCAAGTACAACGTGCAAAGAATTTTTACAGTGGTTTAGGTGACAAGGGTGTAGGTTTAAACTTTATGCCACAGAAAAAATATGTTAATCAAAATTTCTATGCGGCTGACGGTGGTCGTGCAGAATTTAATACGGGTGGACGTATTGGTTTATTTCTAGGTGGTAATATTGATGGAGGTTATTCTGAATCAAGAACAGACTCTGGAGGAAAACAAAACACTGTTAGTTTTGGAGGCGGTGATGGAGGAAATAATAATCCACCACCTGTAGTAGTGAGCGGAGGTCAAGGAGATAATAAAATACCGGATCCTGTTGAATATGGTTATAGTTTTAATTTTAGAAATATATTTCCTGGTGGAAAACCTTTTAGCACTTATGGTCCTATTGTAGATGAAGAAACGGAGGATGAAAAAAGTGTAACACAAAATTTAGCTGGTTTAATTACAAATCAACCTGAGTATATGAATAAAATTAATCAAACAAAAGATATTGCAGCAAAAATTGCAGCTGACAATAATTTAGCTAATGGCGGTCGTGCAGGTTATGCTAACGGCATGTTAGTAGAAGACGAAGAAGAATTTATGAGATCAGGTGCTGGTCAAAGTAGAAGAATGCCCACAGCATTTTTAGCAATGGGTGGTGGCGCAGGTGAAGCACAGGCAGAACAAATGCTTCAAGTAGAATTTATAAAATATAAGAACAGAGGTGGAGAGTTATCTTTCCAACAATTTGTTCAAGCAGTAATGCAACAACAAGAACAAGGTATGCAACAACCTATGATGGCTGCAAACGGTGGTAGAATGAACTACGCTGAAGGTGGTGGAATAATGGATACTGAACAAGCAGAAATGATTGACATGGGTGGTATGGAAAAAGATTACAGAGATGAAGGCGGTTTTGTGGCAATGGGTGGCGAAGAAAGAGCTGATGATGTTCCTGCAAGATTATCTAAAAACGAATTTGTATTCACTGCAGACGCTGTGAGAAACGCAGGCGGTGGAGATATAGATAGAGGATCAGAAGTTATGCAAAACTTAATGGATAATTTAGAACAAGGCGGACAAGTTTCAGAAGACTCACAAGGTTTAGGTGGTGGAGAAGAAATGATGTCTGAAGAAATGATACAAGAACCGAACGGCGCGCAAGCAATGTACGAACAACAACAAGCATTACAATCAAGGATGATATAATGGCAATACCAGATTTTTTAGAAGATACAGTAAAAGATTATTCCAAACAGGCGACGGCTGCATATTCGGCGCCAATTAATACAGATACTTTTACCGGTAGACAATTCGTTGCAGGACAAGATCCTATGCAAACACAAGCAGCAGCGCTTGCAACACAAGGTGTTGGTTCTTACGCACCATATTTACAAGCAGCACAAACTGCACAGACAGCAGGGGCCGGGGCTCTGGGACAATCAGCACAAACTATTGGTGGCTTAGGTGCTTTAACAGGACCACAGGCTTATCAACCTTTTATGTCTCCGTATCAAACAGATGTTATCAACGCTACTTTATCTGAGTATGATAAATCTAGATTAGGTGGACAACAACAAATCAGAGATGCCGCAGTTAATTCTGGAAACTTTGGTGGTGGTAGAGAGGGTGCTATGATGGGTCAGTACAATGCAGACTCATTAGTAAATAGAGGTGCACTACAAGCACAATTATTACAACAAGGTTTTGGTCAAGCTAATCAATTAGCACAACAAAATTTTGGTAACCAAGGCGCTATTGCAAATGCACAACAAGGATTAGCCGGTGCATATGGTAATCAAATGAATCAACAGTTTGGTTTATCTGACTTTGGTAGACAAGGTATGGGTCAAGATATTAATGCTCTTGGATCTTTAGGTTCAGTTAATCAAGCATACAACCAAGCTTTATTAAATGCTGATCAACAAGCAGCACAGACTGGAGCTTACGAACCTTACGGAAGATTAAATCAATATGGTAACATGCTTACAGGTTTAAGTGGTGGTGTTGCTGGACAACAATATCAAGATCAAGGACAATCAGATCCTTACGCATCTGCATTAGCTGGTGCTACAGGTGTTGCAGGATTATTTGGTCAAATCTACGGTAAAAGATAATGAAGACTTTAAATAGACCAATGTTTAGATACGGCGGCCCTATTAAAGAGGGTGTCATGCACGGGATCCGGGAACCGAGAAGAGACGGTGGGTCTATGACACAAAGAGTTCAACCTAGTAATGATGGTAGCAGACCAGGTTATGCGGGACCAGCAACTCCTTTTATACCTTTAATTATAGGAGCAGCAAGAGCCGGCGCAAGATATATTCCTAGAGGAATAAATTATTTAAAAAATTTAGCTAGAACGAAAACAGGGTCCACAACGAAAACAATTCCAAAACAAGGGCCTATTTTTCCAGGAACAAATACTACAAGACAAGGTGGTTTTGGGGCTCCGGTAACTACTAGAACAAATCCTATTGGTACTGGATCTGGAACAATAGAAACACCTACTTACGCACCTAATATTTTAGGTAGAGATCCAACTGTTAGATTGGTTGGCTCAATATATAAAGGCATTACAAGTCCTACAGCAACAGGTCTTGTTCAAAAAGGAGCTAGATTAGTATTCTCTCCAACAGGAATAGTAACTGGACTATATCTTGGTGGTAAATATTATAATAAAGATGGTAAAGAGGTTGAAAAACCAGAAGGCAATATTAAACTCGGTGGTAAAGTAGGAACTTCTGGAGCACCAGGTGGCGGGGATCCTGACATGACCTACACAGCTCCTGAAAAAGAATTAACAGATGCAGAGAGAGAACAAATAGAAGCAGACGCAAGAATGAAAAAGATGGATATCTACAAAGAAATTATGGACATCAAAGGTATGAATAAAGATGCGGCTTACAAATCTTTAATTGATGCAAGTAATATTATTAGAGAAGGTGGTAATCTAAAAGAAGGTATTAAAGATGGTAGTTTAATTTCTAAATTAACTACTGCTGCAAGTAAAAGATTTGATAAACCTAAAGCTACTGAAGAAGCGCTAAGATCTCTTATTGCTAAAGGTGAGATCACTAAAGAAATGAACAAAGAAGAAAATGCACTTGCTAAATTACTTAAACAAAAACAAATTGAAATAGCTGATAAATCATTAGCTGGAAAAAGTATGGCAGAAATTATTTCTACAAGAATGGAAAAAGGTGATATGTTCCAAGGTTCAGAACTTGCAGCACTACTACGTGTTAAAAAAGGAATTGATGCTAAGGTACTACCTTCAGGACAAATGGAACAGGGACAAGATCCACTTGATTACATTACTTCAGTAGTTGCAACAGTTAATGCAGATGAGACAACACCAGATTATCCAGATGGAGTTTATGTTATAAAAGATAGAATAATTCAAGTTATGGATGGTCAAGTTATTCCGGTATCTATAAATCAATTGACATAGGAGGATAGATGTCTTCTGAGTTTAATTACTTAACCGCTTTAAAGAGCGCAGAAAATAATAACAAAGTAGGTACAATAGAATCAATGCTATCAGGTGTAGCGTCTGGTCTTATTGGTATACCTAAAGGTTTCTTTTCACTAGGAGCCAGCATCATGGATTTGGGTGTTAACAGTGGCAAAGCTGCTGATGTTGAAGCATGGTTTGATAACCTAACACAATTTGATGAGAAAGCAGAAGCAACAGCTGCAGGAAAAATTACAAAACTATTAGTTAATATCGGAGTACCTGGTGGTGTAGCTTTTAAAAGTGCGAGTGGTATAGCAAAGACGGCTATGCTTGCTGGTAAAAATAAAACTTTATTCAGAGTAGCAGATGAGGGTTTAGTAAAAGCTGCTGACAAAGCTTTAGAACTTACCGCTAAAGGAAAAGGCAGGGCCTTTATGGCTGGTGCATTAGGTGGTGGTATAGCTGAAGGTATTTTTATTGGTGATGTAGATCAAGCAGGTACATTTGGAGATCTATTAGGTGGACCAACTGCAATAAATAGAAGCGACACCTCTCCTGATGCTACAAGAGAAATATTAAATAGAGTTAAGTTTGGTACTGAGGGTGCAATGTTTACCGGTGTTCTTGGTGGTGTAGGTAAAGTAATCGGTAAGATTACTAATAGAAATAAAAATTTAGACATAGCTAATTCTAAAATAGATAGATGGATTGATAAGACTATGGCCAACTTCAGGTCTAGAAGTGGTAAGACAGCAGAACAGTTTGCTATTGAAAGAGAATCAATTGGGATGAGAGCAGCGGACGCTAACGTTGCAAGAAATTTATCTAGAGATTTAGATATGGATATAGATAAACTATTTCCTCCGATGCGAACGGTAATGAATAAAGTATCTGCAAAAGAAAGAAAGGTTTTTTTAGAAGAAGTAAATGATGCATTACTTTCTGGTAGAGCAGAATTTGATGCTCAAGGGGTTGCTCAGTTTGGTGAGATGGATGCAGCTTTAATACAAAAAGTTAGAGATAAAATAAAAAAACTTGCACCTACTGCTCAAAAAGCAGACGAAATAGAAAAAAGTATTATTGGTGGCTTATCTATAATGAGAAGTAAATGGGCTGCTTTGTTTGAAGAACTAGGGGGAACATTAGGTCCAGATGATCTTAAAGAATTCCAAGCTTTGTTTGGGGGTAAGTTTAAAAACTATTTAGGATCTACTTATGACTTCATGCAAGAGAAAAGTATTATACCTTGGCTTAGATATAAACCTGCAGCAGAAGCTGTAGAAAACGCTAAAACTCTATTTAAAGATAGTTTTGCAACAGCTAACCCTGGAAAAACAATGTCAGATATGGAAGCTGAAAGTATTGTTGAAGGGGTATTGAACTCAGCAAGGATTCCAAAAGGTTTAAGATTTGATAAACCTTCTGATGCCATATTTGATATACCAAGTTTCTTTGTAAATAGAACAGCGTTAACAGATGCCACTAAAAGAACTAGACCCATGATATCTATTGGGGAACTAACATCATCAGCAGACAAAAAAGTATTTAATGAATTATTAGGTAAACACTCAAACCCAATGCAAACAATGATTGGTGGTATGGCTAAGTTATCTATGATCACAAGACGTAATTTATTTTATAGTGACATGTTAAAGAAGAGTGATGAAATGGCTACTCTTTGGAGAGCAGCAGATGATAAATTGAATACACCAGAACCTATGTTTGCTAGATCAGAAGAGGAAGCTAGATTGTTTTTTAAAGATGACTTTAGAAAAATAGATCCAATTGACCAAGCACAAACTTTAACGGTAGGTAACTCGGCTAGGGCATCGAACCCTTTTGGAGATGCAATGAAACCTTTTTATGCAAGACCCGGTGTTGCAGAAGCATTGGAACAGACTTCACTTACTACACAAAAACCTTCTTTTCTAACTCAAGTTTATAATAGTTTAGTACTATACCCTAAAGCTACATCACAGATAGCTAAAACAATTTTATCCCCTGTCACTCACTTAAGAAACTTTGTAAGTGCCGGAGCTTTTGCTGCAGCAAATGGTATCATACCTGCAGTGGATCTACCTGCAATCAAACAAGCTTACCAAGCATTACAAACTCCTTTGAAAGGAACTAATATGCAAAATGATTTATATCAAAAACTTTTAAAACTAGGTGTAGTAAATTCTAACGTAAGACTAGGGGATTTATCTAGACTATTAAAAGACGTAAACTTTGGTGAGACTATGACATCAGAGAATGGCATGAGGTTATTATTAAAACCTTTATCAAAATTAAAATCTGTATCACAGGATTTATATACAGCTGAGGATGACTTCTGGAAAATATATTCTTGGGCTGTAGAGAAAAGTAGATTAGCTAGAGCTTATGAAAAAGCAGGTGTAAATAAAAGTAGTTTCTTTAGTCGAAATGGAAAAGAAATTAAATTAACAGATGATTTTTTAGATGAAGAAGCAGCTGATATTATTAGAAATAATATTCCTAATTATGATTATGTATCTGACTTTGTTAAAGGAACAAGAAAATTACCCTTAGGAAACTTTGTATCTTTCCCAGCAGAGATAGCAAGAACAGGCACTAATATTGTTAGACGTGCGTTAAGAGAAATTAATGAGACAATAGATATAACAGATGGTGCAGGTAATATTATTAAAACTATTGCACCTTTAAAAGGAATTGGTTACACAAGATTATTTGGTTTCACTACAACAGTAGCAGCAATACCGCTTGCAACGACTGCAGCCTTCCAGGCATTATATGATGTAACTGACGAAGAGAGAGAAGCAATTAGAAGATTTGCAGCACAGTGGTCTAAGAACTCAACACTACTTCCTATTAAAGATGAGAATGGTAATTTTAAATACATAGATTTTAGTCATGCTAATGCTTATGATACATTATTGAGACCACTACAGACTGTGGTGAACTCTGTCCAAGAAGGCAATAAAGATAACGATGGTATAATGGATGACTTTGCTAAAGGGGTATTAACTTCTATGTCTGAGTTTGCACAACCTTTTATTTCAGAATCTATTTGGACTGAAGCGGTGTCTGATATTCTTATGAGAGGTGGTAGAACTAGAGAAGGTTTCCAAGTTTATAATGATCAAGACAATGATGGTGATAAGATAAGTAAAATTATGGCCCACTTAGTAAAAGCACAAATGCCTTTTTCATTAGATCAATTAAAAAGACTAGATAGATCTATAAAACAAGTAGATGTACTTACTAAAGGTGAGTTTGATGAATATGGACAGAACTATGAGTTCGGTGATGAGTTTGGTGGTTTGTTTGGATTTAGAGCTATTGAAGTTAAACCCGATAGAACCATGAACTTTAAAGTTGCTGATTTTCAAAGAGGTATAAGAGATTCTAGATCTTTATTTACTAGAGCTGTATTAAAAGGTGGCCCTATTGAACCAAGAGAAATTGTTGATGCATACATAAATTCTAACCGTGCCATGTTTGATGTTAAGAAAAAATTAAAAGCGGACATGGACGCTGCAAGATTATTAGGTATATCGGATCAAGGATTAAATGATTCATTAAACAGGGTTTCTAGATCAGAAGTAAATGCAATTGATAATGGTGTCTTTAAACCCTATCAAATTTCACCAGAAGTTGCTAAAGCAATGAGAGAAAATGCCAGTAACATTGGTGCTAACAATCCGTTTGATCAAGCTAGAGATGTAATCAATGATTTAAGATTACAATTTTCTGAATTAAATTTAAATCTACCTGAGTTCCCTGTGTTCGAAAACCCTTTGATGCCTATTATGCAGGACACGCCTATCACACCTACATCATTAAATCTACCACAAGTTGATGGAAGCGCATTACAAAACCAAGTGTCTGGTGGCAACTTTAGTGGTTTGTCAAACAAACAAAAATTTGATATACTATTTCCCAATGGCTAAAAATATTGCACTCACAAAAATAGAATCACATGAAAAACTGTGTAGAATTATGCAGAAACAAACTCATGATAAAATTCATTCACTAGAAAAACAGATTGATAGAATCGAAACGATTTTAATAACATCTGTCGGAGCTTTGATCATTGGCATGGCCAGTATGATCTACATGTTAATCACACAATAGGAGAAATCTATGCAACTAAGTAAACATTTTACTTTAGAAGAGATGACTCGTAGCATGACTGCGGTTCGTAAGGGAATTGATAACATTCCAGGGCCCGGAGAGATCAAAAACCTAGGAGACCTTTGTTACGAGGTCTTAGAGCCTACTAGAGCGCACTTTGACAAACCCCTAAGCATTTCATCAGGATACCGCTCAGAAGCGCTGTGTGAGGCTATAGGGAGCAAAAAAACCAGCCAGCATGCGCTGGGTTGCGCTGCAGACTTTGAAATTCATTCAGTGCCCAACATTCAGGTCGCTTACTGGTTGACTAACAATGTTGACTTCGATCAATGCATTTTAGAATACTATAAACCTGAAGATGACCAAGCCGGATGGATCCATGTGTCCTATAATGAACAAGGGTCTAATAGAAAACAAATACTTACTTTCGATGGTAAAAAATACACTGAAGGTTTACCAGAAATGAAATGGTCTGGTGGAAAAGTAGTTGGTTAAATCCAATCTTTAAGTTGTTCACCCATAATCTGACTAGCTATATTAACTTTTTTCTTTAAAGCTTTAACAATTCTAGCATCAACAGTATCTTCACAGTAAATATCTATATATGTCATAGGATATTTTTGACCAATACGATCTATCCTTGCTTCTGATTGTTGTCTCTTCTCAAGATCATAACCATTAGAATAATATACCATGGTACTAGCTGCAGTTAATGTAATACCATAACCACCGGTCTGTGTCGTACCAATAAAGAATCTTACTGGGGAATCAGGGTCCTGGAATTTTTTAATATTATCTTGACGGTCTTTCATAGGAGTCAATCCGTAATAATCCACAAAACTATTTGCGCCATATTTTTTAGATATCTCCCTTATTATCCTACTAACATCTCTTTGCCAGTGAGCCCATATAACAATCTTACCTTCTACTTCTTCTAATACATTCATTAGTTCAGGTAATCTATTTGAGTCTAAATCTTTTATGGTACCATCATCGGCAGTAAAGTGACCACAAGTAATTTGTTGCAATCTCATTAGCTGAGTCATAACTGTAGCAGTAGTCATTAACTTGCCATCCATTTGTGCAAGTGCTAACTGAGACATCTGTTGGTAAAGTTTTTTCTGTTCCGCACTTAGTGTAACTAAACGTTTGATAAAAGTTTTAGGGGGTAGATCTAAACAATCATCTTTTAATACTCTGTAAGAAAATGCTTTTAATTTTTCAGATAGTTCTGGAAGATGTTGATAACCTGTAACTATTTGTACGGACTTACCACCAAAATTAGCTGTCTTCATAACTGCATATCTAGTTCTAAATGTATAATAAGAAGTATGTCCCAATAATTCTTTTTTTAGAAACTCACATTGTTTATATAAATCAAGAGGTGATTTAGTAACTGGAGATCCGGTTAATATTCTTTTATATGCAGCATGCTCACCAAGAGAACAAATATGTCTAGTACGTTTAGCATCTGGATTTTTAATAGTTGTAGATTCATCTATAGCCATCATGGTTCTATGACATCTTAAAAACTTAGCTGCAAAACTAACACCTTTTGCAGTAGAGAAAGCTTCTACATTCATCATAAGAATATGTAAATCTTCACCTGGTTTAAATAAAGATTCTAATTGTAATTGTTGTTTTTTATTAGGAATCGCATGCCACAACACAGAATTTTTGTCTATATGATCTGGCAAGTGTGTAGGAATTTCTCCTTCGTACCAGTTTTTATAAACACCTTTAGGTGCAATAATTAATACACCATTAATTTTTCCTGCATCATATAACATAGCAATGTTATCAATCAGCACTTTTGATTTACCAGTACCCATTTCCATAAAATATGCAAAATACGGTTTTTTCCATGAAAGCTCTAACGCTTTTATTTGATGCGAATACGGCTTAGTCTTAAATTTATAATTCATAATTATTTTCTTCTTTCTAGTTGACATATTGTATAGAACATCCTATACAGATTGTCAATGACAGAAAGCAAAAAAATAGTATACGTAATTCAAGAATTACCAGGTACAAAAGTAGGTGCTCCTAAAATTAATATTATGAGTGCGAGTAAGTATGGTGAGTTTAAATTTTTACTTCCAGAATTTTCGCAAATAATATTTTCACCAGGACCATTAATTTTTAAACTTAGAAATTTACTTAAGAATTACACTCCAGAAGATTACTTATTACTTACAGGTGATCCGGCAATTATTGGTGTTGCGTGTTCAATTGTTTCTGACATGACTAATGGAAGATACAATCTATTAAAATGGGACAAGCAAGATAGAATGTATTATCCTATTTCAATTAACCTACACGAGAAAGGAAAAATACAAGATGAGTAATATAAATTTTGAACAAGACAGAAGAGAAGATCTTGATTCAGTAAATGAAGCCGGTAGTTTGGCTGAGCAAGTAGTAAAACTACAAAAGTTAGAGGAAGACTTTTTAAAAAAAGAAGATGAGTTAAAAGAATTAAAAAGAAAAGTAGAATTAATTTCTTCAGAGGTCATACCAACTATGATGCAAGAAATGAATATCTCTACATTAAAATTAGCAGACGGGACTTCAGTAGAAGTTAAACCTGTCTACGGTGCATCTATACCTGCAGATAAAAAGGAAGATGCATATACATGGCTTCGTGAGAACGGACTGGGTGATCTTATCAAGAATGAGGTAACCGTTGCTTTTGGTCGTTCCGAAGATAACAAGGCACAGCAATATGCTGTCCTTGCGCAAGGTCAAGGGTATGAACCAGTCCAGAAACTAAAGGTTGAACCCATGACACTTAAAGCATTGGTCAGAGAGCGTATCGAAAATGGACTCGATATGCCTTCTGACTTATTTAACATGTTCACAAGCAACAGAACAAAAATAACAAGGAACAAATAAACATGAATGAAGTAACACAAAAGACGGCCGCAGGTCTTCCAGCAGAAACTATGTTTGAAGATGATGCATCACAAGGATTAGGTAATATAAGTCAACAAGACTTAGCACTACCTTTTCTTAAAATCCTAGGACAATTATCACCTGAAGTAAATAAGAGGGATGGTAAACATGTTGAAGGAGCAGAACCTGGAATGATTTTCAATTCAGTGACGGGTGATTTATATGATGGCGTAAAAGGAATAGATGTTATTCCTGCTTTCTATAAATTAGAGTACGTTGAATGGAAAGATAGAGGAGAAGGACCTGGTGCACCAGTAATGGTACACGATTCTTCATCTGATATCATGTCACAAACAAAACCAGATGCTAGTTATAAAGATAGATTACCTAACGGTAATTATGTTGAAAAAACTGCATCACACTTTGTGATAATTCAAGGGGACAATCCACAAACAGCTTTGATTTCTATGAAGTCTACTCAATTAAAAATTAGTAGAAAATGGAACTC